CGACCATGCGCACCCTACGCCGCTTGCCCTCGTACATCGTGAGAGTGGCGGCTCCGTCAGCCCAGCTTCGCAGCACCTCCCACATCTCATCGGGCGCCCCGTCGTATGCGAGCAGCTGTTGCAACAATAGCCTGTTCTGCTGATACCCTGCATGCGAGAACCGCCGCTCCTGCGGGTGCCACAGATGGATCAGATCGTGCTCAAGCCGAACATGCGGCGCTATCAGTGTGTCGAGGATCACGGCCAGGGCTTCGTCTTCTGCGCCCCACCCGCGGAAGATCTGAGGGATCCCTCCGGACGCCTCATACCGCGAGCGCTCGACTACGACCATTCCACCGCCAGCGTATCCCTCGTATGCCGGGCGCTGCATACCCAATCCGCTGAACTCCTGGCGGTCCAGCGGCCCGCTGATCACTGCTGCCGTGGCAGCCGCGTCGATCCGCTTGACCAGCCGGTGCGGCATGACCCATCCCACCTCCGGCCGGGTCTCTACGATGCCCACGGCCTCCTGCAATGCCTGTGGGGCAACGATACAGTCGGCGTCGGCGATGATGAGCGTCCACCCGGTCGCTTTCGCGAGGCCGTTCGCCACGGCTTCGCCCTTGCGCCAGATCGAGTCGGAGCACTCGCCCACCACGACCTCGTAGTCAGGATGCACCGCAGCGTATCTGTCACGCACCCACCGCCATGCTGCGTCCCGGGGCCCGCCGTCGGGCTTCCACGGAACGATCACTGACACGCCCCGGTAATTCTGGCGGATCGCGGTCAGCTTCCTGCCGACCAGCGCAGACCGACGCGAATCCTTTCGGCGCATGTTAAAGGTCGAGTCGGCGTGCTGCCGATACCAGAACACCGGGCGTCTCGTGGCCACGAAGCGGGCCGGCGGATCCAGATGAGTGAAGCCAAGCCACAACGCCGTGTCCCAGCCGCCGATCATGTCTTCCCGATATGGCGACTGTTCCCAGAGAGCACGACGGAATGGAGAGACGCCAGACGCCGGCGCCAGACTGCGCCTCGTCTGCTCTCCCTGCGTGTCCCGATAGATCCGGTGGCGGTTCGTGGGGCCGGCGGCGAGGTGGCCGGAGCGCTCGTACCCTGCGGCAATCACGTCAGCGCGATCGGCATACCGCTCGAACTCTTCGAGCATATGGGGCATCGCCACGTCGTCGCAGTCGAAGTGCTGAACCCATTCGGTATCGGCCAGGGCCACGGCAGCGTTCCTGCCCACGCCGATGTTCGGGGAATCGATACGCGCCGTGCGCACCTTGATCCCCGCGGCTTCGAGCTTCTTCGCTGCGGCCATGACGTGCGCCGGAGTGTCGTCCGTGCTGCAGGCATCCACGATCGCGACCATCGCAGGATGCCGGGTCATGCCGATGAGCGACGCGGCCCACTCTGAAAGGTACCGGCCGTAATTGTGGCAGCAGGTCACGATCGCGATTTTCATCATCGCAACGCCTCCAGCTGCAGGTTCTTTCGGGTCGCCCACGCATGGAACGCAAACGCGCTTTCGGCCTCGGCCTTCGTGGTCGGGTAGACCGTCGAGGGTTCAAGCACGCGCACGTCGTCGCCGGGCTCCAGGCACCGGTTCACATGATGCGGGCCGGTCATCATCGCCGTGAAGGTTCCGCGGAATGCTTGCACGGAGATCGGCATCTTGCGCACGCACCGAAGCATCCACGGATGATTCGGCACCGTGGCCAGGAAGGCGTTCGAGATGATGCGCTGCCCTTTCCAGCGGTCCGGACTGTGGGCTGCAAATGCCGTATTTGGAGCCCCGTCGAGCAACTCATCCAGCGGCCGAAGCGGCTGCATGTCTGCATCGACATAGACGCCGCCGTGCCGGAGCAGGATCTCGAGCCGGAGAAGATCAGAGCGATACCGGAACGCATCGCCTGCTGGCGCACGTCGATACAGGCACGCATTCCGCATCGGGAAGTCGGGCCCGCCCCACAGGCGCACCGTCCAGCCGGGGTTCATGTCGGCCCATGCCTGCCCGCTCTCGATGAACGGGACGGGCATCGGCGGCGAGCCCTCGATCCAGATCCGGTGCAGCAGGCGGGGGAATCTCATCCGTCCACCACCCGGCGCGCATAGGCCAGCGGCTTTGCCGCGAATTTCCAATCAGTCCACCGGGGATCTGCCTTCAGCCGGCGCACTGCCTCATCGACGCCAGGATGCCACGTGCCCACGTCGTCCAGCACGATGTATCCCCCGGGGGCGACGAGCGGCGCCCACCGTTCGATGTCCTGCATGACCGCGGCTTTGCTGTGGTCGCCGTCGATCCAGAGCATGCCGATTTCTCGTTGTGGGAGAGGGGCTTTAGACGACAGGGCACGAACGGGCGTCACCTTCGAGATGGCGCCGACGTCGTGAAGGTTCCGGAGGTACGTCGATCGGACGTGATCCCCGGCGAAACGTCCGTTCTTCCCGCGCTCGCAACCGGGCAACCCATGGGGGTCGATCGAGGTCACAGAGACGCCGGCCCCAGCGCCCCGCGCCAGGAAGGCCGTGCTCCTGCCCGTGTAGCCGCCAATCTCGACGATGATCTGCCCGGCCTTCACGGTGCGCGCCAGCGTTTCCAGCACGATGCCCACGCGCAGCGGGATGAGGCCCTGCACGTCTTCTGCTTTCGCCGGCTTCTTCCACGTCAGCAACGTCGTGCGCTTGCGGGGATCCGCCCCGCCGACTGACGGGAGCTCAGTCACGTCCCAGCCCAGAGGGATGTCGGCTGTCCACCGGCGATGCCGAACGTGCGCCGCGCCGCGCTCCTCGTGATTCGTCGCGTAGACGAGTGCCCGCTCTTTCGTGAAGCCTAGCAGCATTCCAAGGTGGTGCCCGTAGTCTTCATCATCGACCAGATGAAACATGACGTCGAGCGACATCGTGAGATCGTACCCGGGCGCATAGAGCGTCTCGGGCATCTCGTGCTTGAACGTGCGCCCGGGCATCGCGTCCCTGCAGAGCTTCAGCGCGCTAGGCGCAGGATCGAATCCCGTGTAGCTCTCCACCTTCAGCTGCTCAGCAATGAACCCATCACCGCAGCCCAGGTCGAGGATGCGCTTCGCTCCGAAGCGATCGATTACGGCCTGCACGTCCTGCACCTTCTGGATCGCTTCCTGTCCGCGAGAGCCAGCGCCAGACGTACCGCCGTCGCCGTACCTCCTCTCCCAGTAGCCCAGTGCGTTGAAGGTCATGCCCCGATCCTCACGGTGATTGTGTCGCCGTCGTCAACCTCCAGCACGTCCCTCAGTCGCACAGGCGCCCAGAGCTCGAGCATGTCGCGACCGTGGCCACGCACGCCCGGCCGCATGACGTGACAGGGCCCGTCGTATCCGTCGATGGTCGCGTGCCAGATCTGATAGTCGCCGCCGCGCTTCCCACCGCGGCCTCGCACCGGATCGACGTACTCCATGGCGTAGGCGCCCAGCCGGAAGATCCTCGACGTCCGCAGGTTCACCGATCCCGGGTATGGCGTGTATCCAAGCATCCCGGCTACCTCATGCTGGAACCGCGGCAAGAGCGCGCCATTGCTTCCGCTGCCCGACTCCACCTTGCCGGAGATCGGAATGCCGCGCTTTCGTAGCATCCACAGTCCACGCTGCAGCTCATGATTCCATACGCCAGGGCTCGACCCGATGCGCACCATGCCGGCCGCACGCAGAGCTTCTTCGATGTCGCCCAGCTGGTGACGTGCGACGGCCTGCTTCAGCTTCTCGCTGGGGTGCGGCGTCTCGACGATCAGCGCCGATCGGGTATGGGCCACGAGCAGGTCGAGGATCCGCAGCCAATCCCGCTGGTGGTGCAGTAAGCTCAGCGCCAGGATCACGTCGAACGTGCCCTGCCTCCGGATGCGCTCAAGGTCTAGATCTCCCTGCACCACCGCGGCCACGCGACCTTCCGCTTCCTTCACCTCCGCGGAACGATCCACGGCCACGCACCGGGCGGCGAAGTCCCGGGTCAGCCGGATCGAGAAGTACCCCGACGCCGCCCCCAGATCCAGAACCGTGAACGGCCAGCGGATGCCGTGCATGGCCCGACGGATCAGGGCATACCGGTCCTCACACGAACGGTACCCCGGGGCGAGCACTGCCCCCTCGTCGTCGATCCGGTCCTGATACGTCATGCACGCGGTTCCTCCGGCTCGGGCTCGCCCACCGGCTCCTCGCCAGCCTCATCGCTGGCAATCGAGGATTCCTGGGGGTTCTGGGCCTCCTCCTCCGCCGGCACCTCTTCGAAAAGCCCCGGCACGGCGTCGTCCTCGGCCTCAGCCTGCTCCGGAGCCTCGGGCCCGTCGTCCTGGGGCTCCGGCTCCTCCTCGGGCTCCTGGGGCGATTCCTGGGGCTCGGCCTCGGGCTCAGCCTCGACCTCGGGCTCAGCCTCGACCTCGGGCTCGACCTCGGGCTCGACCTCGGGCTCGGGGGACAACTCCGGCTCCGACGTGGGCGCCAACGGCTCGATAGGGTCCGGCTCAAACTCGAAAGTAACGCGATGCGGGATCGTGATGCTTTCTTCCAGCGGGAGCACCGGCGCGTGTTCCTTCACGAGCGCCGGCTGCGGCCGGTTCATCTTGTCCTGCTGTGCGGTCGCGAGTCTCATCTTCAGATCGGCCTCCTCTGCCATGGATGCGGCAGCCCGCTCCGCGGCAGCGGCCCGCGCGTTCGCTTCCTGATGCTGCCTGCGACGCGCCTCCCGATCCGCCTTCATGGCCGCCTGGAATTCGTCGGGCGCCATCTCCAGCCGGCGGCGCTCCTCTTCGATTGCCTTGCGATTCTCTTCTGCGTGTCGGGCCTTCTCCCGCGCCCGCCGCCTTTCCATGTCATTCATGCGATGGCCCTCCTAGTGGCATGGGCTTCAGGGATCCGACACTGCGGGCCGGGGCGATGAGGGACAGCCGGCCATCCGCGGCTATCCCCCACCACCCCGAACCCGCCCGCCGGCCTACGACCCGGCGGCGACGGTCTCGAACTTCGCGAACGCGGCCGGCGCGTAGATCGGCAGCGCGATCCGCTCTTCGGCCAGGATGGTCCGCATGTTCTTGATGAACTGATCGTTGACCAGTCCCACCTGCACCGTCAGCTGCATCCGGTCGAGCAGCTGCGCGCCCATCTGGAAGTCGCCAACGAGGATGTTCCTCGCACCGCTCGCGCGGCTCTGCGCACCGATCGCCTCGACCACGCGCACGCCCCAGATCCGGCTGCCGTTGTTATCGGTGACCACGACCCAGACGTACCGCTCGTCCGTGCCCTTCTGCAGCACGATCGTCTCCCAGTCGTACGGGTGCAGCACGACGGCGTTCGCCTCGTACCCGGCGACCATGACGTCGGTGATCCCCATGCGCACCACGTCGATCAGCGTGTGATCGGGAGCGCTGTACCGTCCGTTCGTCGCGATGTCCGTGGTGCCGGCCACCACGAGCAGGCCCTCGAGGTTCGGGGCCGCTCCGTCACCGTAGAGGATCTGCTCCTCTTCGGTGCGGGACACGGAGTACCGCAGCCGTCCGTCGATCAGCGAGCGCAGCTGCGCCCAGTCTTCGAGCTGCTGATTCTGGACGGGCATCCACCCGGCGATCGTCCGCACGGGCGTCTGCTGCAGGGAGTACGTCACGTCCTCTTCCGGCTTCGAGACGCCATGCGTCGTCGGAGCGGCGAGGTTGGACGCGCTGTCCTGACGCACGTACTCCACGGAGCCCGCACCGGTCTGGCCGGTGTTGATCACGTCACGCACGCGCAGCCGCTCGTCGGCCGTCACCTGCGGGATGCGGGCGAGCCGCTCGGGCTCGATCACGCCGGTCCCCAGAGTCGGCACGGCCTTCGCCGCCTTCGTCTGCATGAACCGGTCGAACTCCTTGCGCATGTCCCGGCTCAGCGGCACGAGCGGCTGCTGATTCGGACCCATCAGCGCGTTCTTCCCGTTCAGGGCGCACGCCAGCTGGATCGTGGCGCTGTGCCCCGTGGCGAACTCGGAGGAAGCGAACTTCTGGAACGCCTCCGACATGATCACCGCGTCACCGATCGAGATGTAACCGGCGACTTCCCTGCTGTCCCGGTCGAATTTCGAGGCGGGAGAACGAGGCTGGGGCATCGTCGCATCCGGCACCTCGCGCAGCGTCCGCTGGCGGGCCTCGATGCTCTGCCACTTCTGCTCGGCCTCGATGTCGGCCTGGATGTCGGCGCCTTCCGAGCACAGCTTCTCGAAGCGCTCGCGATCCTCCGGATCCCAGCGCCGCTTGCGCTTCGTCTCGGGATCCACCTCGTCGTAGAAGTCCTGCAGCTTCTTGGCTTCCTGCAGGATGGCGTCGAGCTCTTTCTGGCGATCGGCGTCAGCCATGGGTGTAGACTCCTCTCTTGTGGGTGCGGAATTCCAGCTGACGCAACCGCAGCTGGTCGAGCTTCGTGGCGTCCGGGGCGTTCGGATCATCGTCCTCGTCGTCCACGGACTTCGACGCCGGCACGGTGCTGGCGTCTTTCCTACGGGGAGCCGGCGGATCATCTCTCGAACGGCAGTGCTCCCCCTCGCACCGCTCGATGGTCTGCTGGAGCAGACCCTTCACCGCCATCCTCACTTCAGGCGTCGCAGCCCCGACGACTTTCTCCAGCGTTTCCAGATCCATCTTCAGCGCCTTCCTCACGCTCTCAGGATCCGTCAACGCCTGGGGGTTCGCCGGGAAGCGAACCAGCGAAACCTCGTTCAGCCCGATCTCTTGCAGGTACCTGATCTCCCTGCCCTCGATCTGGGGGTCATCCTCGTAATACCACTTCACCGGCTGGTAGCCGATGCTCATCGAGTCGATGAACGGGCCACCGTCTTCGGTGCTCAGCAACCGCAGCACCTCGTCGCCACGCGGGCCCGGGATCACCTTCCACCGGGTCCACAGGCCCTGGTCCCGCTCCTCGACGTCGAGCAGCTTACCCACCGTGTCGAAGATCGAGAACCACGAATGAGAGTCGAGCAGCGGCAGCACGCCGCCCTCTTTCTTCCACGTTCTGATCCACCGCTTGAACGCGCCTTTCTGGATCACGTCCATCTGCAGATCCAGATCCCACGTCGCAGCGTATGCTTCAAAGGTGCGGTCTTCCTCATCCAACGCTTTGAACTGCATCGCCGCGACGAACCGCTTTGTCTCCGTGCTCATCATCCCTCCTGTACGAGCTCATAGAGCAACGTGCACCGGCAGTTAGGTTCGCCGGGCGCCAGCAACCCATTCGAGAATTCTTCATCGATCTTCACGCGCTCGCCTTCCATGGCGGCGTGCTCTTCTCGCACCCGATCGTCGCCGGCCGTCAGCCACTCTTTCACCGCGACCATGCTGACCCGGGATGCGAACTGATCGACTTGCGTCACCTGCGCCCCGTTCCAGGCGCGCGTCGTTTCCGTCCTGGCCGTGACCTTCGCGCGCGTCCGGTCGAACGCAGGCAAGGCGCGCAGCCTAGTCGTCAGGGCGCGGATCGTCTCGCCCTCCTGCAGCGATGCTTGGACCGTTGCAGAGACGGCGTTGCCCGTGGTCTTTCCCATGACTTGCGCCAGGAACACTGTCTCGCGGGCGGCGAAGTCCAGCAGCCCGGGCTGCAGCAGGCTGAACGTCAGGCCGAGGTCGGATGCGACGGCCGCTACGGCTGAGGTCGCGGTCGCCGTGACGAGCGGATAGGCGACGGCCCGCATGCGGGCCTGTCCGCGGCCTTTCAGCCATGCCTGCACCGCCTTGTCGATCTGCTCGGCCAGGGCCGGGTCAATTCCGGCCTTCGTCTCATGCGGTCCACTGCCCCCCTTGTCTGCGAGCCGTTCCACAATCGAGACAATCGCGTCTCTCTGGACAGCGAGCTCCGCCGCGATGGGATCCTCCCACATCTCGGTCGCCGCTTTCGTCTCACCGTCGAAACGTGCCCAGATCGTTGCCTTCCTGGCGCTCTCGGCTTTCACCTGCCCGATCGGCCACAGCCTGAACGCAGTGACGGCCTCAGCCGCGGCCTCGGCTTCCTCCTCCGCGGTCGGAAGCGCCGTGCCTTCCTCCGGCGACGTTCCGTCTCCCGTGGCGTCAGCCGCGAACGGGTTCTCGAAGCCGGCCGGGAGCACCGGGGCTGCCGCGGCCTGATCCAGCGCGCGCAGCTCGGGGATCTCGTCGGCGCGCGGATCGTCGGATGGGTCGAGGTTCAAGAGCCGGCGCCGCTCGTTCAGTGACGCCATGCGTTCCTGCATGACGGCCACCTGCGTCATCTGCACCACGTCGGCCTGCAGCGCTCGGATCTTCGAGGTGTCGAAGCGGACGAGCAGCGAGCGATCCGACTCCAGGGGCCGCCCGCCGGGAGCGGCCGGGGCCCAGAGCAGTTGCCGCGTCAGCGCGTTCTCGATGTCGCGCCACTCCGGTTCGATCGTGTCCTCGTAGGCCATGCGCCGCGCCTCGGCCATCTGCGACCAGGGCGCGTTCTCCATGCCGACTTGGTACTGCAGCACCACGGCCGGGATGCCGAAGACGGCCGACACGACTGACTCGACGCGAGCAAGGATCTCGCTCGGGATCATGTCCCGCAGCGACAGGCTCACTGAGGTCGCAGAGCCGCCGCCTGTCAGCGTCAGCGGCCCGCCCCGCTTCTCGCGGTCGGCGTACTGTGACACCGCCTGTTTGAACTCGGCCCACATCTCGGGCGACGGCGCCCACTTCGGGTCTGCCTGAATGATCACCGAAGGGAAGAGCGCGTTGCGCAGAACGTCGCGCGTGGTCGCCAACGCCTGCGTGCTGAGGTTCAGCCACGACAGCGCAACCTCGACGCGGGATGTCCCAGTGTTCCAGCTGAACGGATCGATCTCCTGAAAGAACACAACCTCTTCCGGCAACCGATTCCGGCGGGCAGACGGCACGAGATTCGAGTCGAGCCGAAACAGACCGTGCATCCGATCGCCCCGCTGCTCGACTTGGAACTCGCCGCCATGGAACGGCATCAGCCGTGCAGGCAAGCCGCCGCGGTTCAGGTCTTTCACCCACAACGCTTGGCCGAAGACGTCGAGGTAGGCCTTCGTCCTGGCCAGCAGCCGGCCCATGTCGAAGTCGGGGCTCGGGTCGCTCAGCAGCCCGGCGAGCGGATGGTCAGGCATCCACGTCTCGGCGCCCGACTCAGGGTCCTCCTGCACCACCATCAGCGGCGGCTCACTGATCTTCCGCATGCGGTACCGGATCGCAACGTAGCAGTAGGCGGCAGCCGCAAAAGCGGTGTAGGCATTGACTTCTTGAACGTCGTTGCCGAAGCCCGTCATCGGGCCCAGTGGGCGCCCGCCGGCCTGCAGGATGTCGTTCCCTGAGATGTTCAGCAGAGTCACGCCCTTGCGCCCATCGGCGACTGCGGGCTCAGCAACCTGAACGCCGTTCCGTGGCGCAACCTGGGCGCCGTTCCCATTCCGGGGCGGGCCAGGAAGCAGCGCAGCGATGCGATCTCGTAGGGCCATGGCGTCTCACGCAGGAAGCAAAAAGGCCCCGACACCGATGGGCGCAACTCGCCTCACCGATGCCGGGGCCTGACCAAAGTCCAGGGCTACTGGGGGTCACGACAAGTCCGGACCGTGCCCCTACTCTGCATCATCGTTCGCCAGAATGCAAGCACAAGCCCCCGCACCCCAGGGAAGGGATGCGGGGGCAAGCGGACCCGGGAGAGTCCCGGGGAGTCGGGCAACTCCCCGCTGCGACCTGCTCACAACGCACCTGAAGAATGGCCCCGGCTCGAGCTCCGTGTCAAGGCTCTTCGAGCGGGCGGGCCTCCTCGACGTGCAGCGGGTAGGTCACCTCCTGATACGCACGCACCCCGCCATGGTGCAGGCGGATCCTGATCTCCATCGATCCACCCGACGCCATATGCGTCACGATGCGGGCGAGCGTCTGCATGCTCTTCGCCGGCAACCGCGGCATACCCTGCGGGATCACGATCGGCGCCTCACTCATCCGGCGTCGGCTCCGGCGCGATGTTTCTGACCGCGGCCTCGAACGCTGCTGCGTCTTTCAGTAGCTCGGCCGCTCTGCTGCGCACCCTATCCTGCACCGGGATCGTCCACATGGCGTTTCCGATCCCGCCGCCTCCGCTGCCGCCCGGCGCCGTGCTTTTGTGCAGTATCCCCACTGGCGGCGGCGAGCCGTTGCCGTGTACAACCTCGTGCAAGCGCTCCATCTCCTCCCGCATGTAAGCCGCCTGAAGCACGCCCGATACTGTCGGCACTGGAAGCTCGATGGGTTCGCCTCGCACCTGCGCCACAGCATTGCGCAGCTTGCGCGCTACCTCCTCGTCTTCAGTCTCCCAGGCGACGGGCACGAATAGACAGTTGCACTCTGTATCATGGCGCAGCCTATCTGTGACCAGCGTCCTATCCGCGCGCTTGCATGCGGTCGGGATCTGAGCGGTATCCTGCCCGAACGCAGGCACGCACAGGATCTCCCACAGTACGGGCATACTCATCGCAACTCTCCCGGGCCCGCTTTCCGCCGGGCGGCAACAAACTCCCAGAGCGATGCCCGCTTACTCATCGTCGGCCTGCACGTGCGGGATCACCACGATGCGCGTCTCGCAGCCCCTGCACCGCATCAGGTAGCCGCTCGACAGACGCCCGTCGATCAGCTCCGCCTTGCGTTCAAAGAATAGCGGGCGATGTGAACACACCGGACAGGCTATGCGCACCTTGCCAGGATCATCCCACATCGAAGCCGCCTGCGTTGTCGTCGTCATGCTGCACCCCCTAGTGAGTGGGCGGCTTCCCTGCGCCCTTCCGGTGTCGTGGCTCGCACCGCGGCAACGGCATCGCGCACGATGCGCGCCGCTCTCGCGTTCTCTCCCTCCGGCTCCTCCTGCATGCCTGGGAACCACGCACGCACGACAGGGCCCGTATTCTGGACAATCTGGATGATCGGGTCGAGCGCGTACCTTACGGCATCCCAGCCATGGTCATTCCCGTCAGCCAACTTCGGCAGCGGGTCTTTCGTCAGACGGTCCACCTTGTATGACCACAGCGACGCCTCGTCTGCAATGCCACGGCACCGCGGATGGATCACGATCCGGTCGAAGCTGCGCAGCACTGCTACGCCATCCATCGGGCTGCCTGCCCACTTGTTACAGGGCTTCACGTTGAAGCCGCGTTGAGCTACGTGGTGGATCGTCTCCGGCCGCGCCGAGTCTGCGCGGATAACGTGCTCTCGTGATCCAGGCACCTGATCGAACAGCGCTGGCGTGTCGTCCAGGCTCACGCCTACGCCGCGCGCCTCGTGCTCGATCCAGAGCGTGCTGTCTCCGATCCAGCATTTGACCAGCACCGTCGGATCGCGAGCAAAGCCCCAGTCGGCGCCGAAGTACGGACCGTCCCACGATGGGTTAGCGCAGAAATCTTCGACGCTGTATTTCCCGTGCAGCACGATGCTGTCGGGCCGCTGATTGTACTGGCCAAGCCAGATGTGCGCATACCCTTCGGGATCGTTGCGCCGCTTTCGCTCAGCGTCTTCGATGGCACGCTGCGGGCACAGCGGATTGTCGAGGTAGGTCGAGTGCACCACGACTGCCTCGTCTGGCTCAGAGCGTGAGAGCGGGATAAGGAACTGATCCACCGGGTCGCTCTCGTTCTCCGGGTTCCAGCTGAACCAGATTTCAGAGCCGTCCATCCTGATCGTCGGGATCAGCAACTCGAGCGAGCGCAGCGACAGGTTATGCGCTTCCTCGAACCACGCATATTTGAAGCCTTCCAGCGAGCGCAGCGAATCAGCCGTGTGATCCTGCATGCCCATGAAGAGCATGATGCCGGTTCCGCCTACCCTGCGGATCTCAGTCGAAAGGATCTTGAACTCGTGCTCGACGCCAAGCTCTCTGATCTTCGCTTCGATCAGGCTCTTCGCTGAATACTGCAGCGAGCGCTGCACCTCACGCAGACAGACAAACCGCGTGTCTGGATCCTCGTGCATGCGCAGCACAGCCTGCTGCGCAAACTCATGCGACTTCCCGCTCGACCGTCCACCTTTCGCGCCTTTGTAGCGCGTCGGCTTCTGCAGTGCGCTCGCCCACGGCAGCGACACGATCGGGAGCGGCGGCTGCCGGCGCGGCGCCAGCGCCATGTCCACGGCTCGATTGATCTGGGCCACCTCGACCTCGGCCTGGATCGTCTCAATGTCCGTGAAGTCGTATTGCATCAGTCGCGTCGCCCAAGGAATCGCGCCTCATCCTCCGACGTCCGCAGGTACTCATCCCACGGCGTCGGCTCACCCTGGTAGGGCACCGTCCGGAATCGCAGCAAAGCCCGCTCACCCAATGCTCGCGAGATCTCAAGGCTCAGCGCAACGATCTCGCCATCCCTCGGCCCACCGATCAACTCGATCGTGCGTCTCATCGCAGATGCGCCGCGATCGTCATCTTCCACGCATCCGCGAGATCCTGCAGCCTGGGGTCCTCCTGCTGGAACGCTGTCCGGATCGCTGCGGCTATGTCGTCGAGCCGGGGATCTTCCTGGCCGTTCGGCCGCGTAAGCATCGAGCGCACGAGCTCGATCGCCGCGGCCATCCTGGGGTCAGGCTGCCCGAAGATCGTGCGCACCTCCGTCGCGAGCTTCTGCACGAGATCGCCGTCGTAGTGCTTCGCCTCGCCCAGCCCGTACCGTGCGAGGATGTCGATCGCCTTGAGCCGATCGTTCTCCCGCATCCCGCTCTTCGCGATCCGCAGAAGCTCGGGCAGCTGACTCTCGAAGCCCAGCCGCGCCAGCCGGCGAATCTCGGAGGGTGGGCGCCCGGGGCCCGGGTTCCTCGGCTTGCCCTGCCAGATCTTCCCGCCGTGGGGCTGCGCAACCAAGCTGCCAATCTCGGCGGGCTTCCCGTTCGGGCTCTCGCCGTTCGGGCTCTCAGCTGGCCGCTCGTCGCTCATGGGCGAATCGGGCCCAGGGCCGGGCCGGTCACCGGTGCACCTGCAGCTTGGACAGCCCAGAAACGGCCTTATCGTTGGCTTCTGGGCCACCTCCGTCGCTCGTCTGGAGCGGATACCCTACCCACGGGACACCTGCAGCCGCGTGCTTCTGAACGTCGTGGAAGGTTCCGAACCTTGGCCTACTGCCGCCCACCTTTTCGGGGGGAAGCTCTTCAAGGACGGCGCCGCAGACGGGGCACGGGGCATCGAGGTCCGGAGTGGACGTGC